ATATATCTAAATATGACATTATTCGTTTAGATAATTTTACAGCTATCACAGATTCTAATTTTAGTTCTGGTAATTTCGATGATACTAATTTTATGGTAACAACAGTTCCAACTTCAACAACACTAACAATTGAAATGGGATCAGCTGAATCTGGATCAGGAGCAAGTACTTCTGGTGGAATAAGAGTTCAACATTTTTATTCAATAGGTCCTGCAACTGAAGCATCAGCAGCTGGTTGGGGACTAGGATTATGGGGTGGTACTGTAGCTGGAGAAATTACATCTACTTTAAATGGCGCTTTAACAAATTCTTCAACTAGTATTGTTTTAGCTGATTCAGGAGGTATGCCTGCATCTGGAACAATCTTAGTAGATAATGAACGTATTGCTTATACAACAAATACTACAGGAACAGATACTTTATCAGGACTAACTAGAGGATCAGACAACACAACTGCTGCATCACATAGTGATGGAGCAACTGTTTATGATGCATCAGACTATACGAAATGGGGTGCTTCACAAACAGGTGACATTGTAACGGCTCCTGGATTATGGACCTTGGACAATTATGGAAATAAACTTATTGCAACAATTACAGATGGCGCAACTTTTGAATGGGATTCAGATGCAACAGGTGCTACATCTACAAGAGCAACGATTGTTGCTAATGCACCAACAGCAGCAATACAAACTTTAGTATCTACTCCTGATAGACACTTAATTTGTTTTGGAACTGAAACAACAATTGGAACAACATCTACACAAGATGATATGTATATACGTTGGTCAGATCAAGAATCGATTAATGCTTCAACTTCTTGGGCGCCTTCAGCAACCAATACTGCTGGTACACAAAGACTGGCTGATGGAACACGGATCGTGGGAGCGATAAGAGGTCGAGACGCAATTTATATTTGGACGGATACATCCTTATTTATTATGAGGTTTGTTGGCGCTCCATTTACTTTCTCATTTCAACAAGTTGGAACAAACTGTGGATTGATTGGAAAGAATGCAGCCGTTGAGGTTGATGGTTCTGCTTACTGGATGTCAGAAAATGGTTTTTTTAGATACACTGGTAAACTAGAATCTCTAGCATGTTTAGTTGAAGACTATGTTTACGATGATATTAATACAGTTCCTAAAAACCATATCTATGCAGGATTAAATAACTTATTTGGTGAAGTTACATGGTTCTATCCTGGTAGTGGTGCTGCATCTAATAACAGATCAGTAACTTATAATTATATGGACTCCACACCAGAACGACCTGTATGGACTACAAGTTCACTTGCAAGATCAACATGGTCTGATTCTCATATATTTGGTAAACCACACGCAACAGAATATGTATCAGATGGTACAAATGATTCAACAGTTGGTAATACAGATGGTGTTACATATTACTATGAACACGAGACAGGAGTTAATTCTATTAAAGATGGTGCGTCTTCTGCAATTTCTGCAAATATACAATCAGGAGATTTTGATATATCTATGGGTCAAGGTGGTGGAGCAGATTTAAGAGGAGATGGTGAACACATGATGAAAATTAGAAGAGTACTTCCAGACTTTTTAACTCAAACTGGAGATGCAAGAGTTACATTATTATTAAAAAATTATCCAACAGATTCAGAAGCTAGTTCTTCATTAGGTCCTTTTGATACGACTACAAGTACAACTAAAATAGATACACGTGCTAGAGCTAGAGCTATATCTTTAAAAGTAGATAATACAAGTACAGGACAGCACTGGAAACTTGGAACATTTAGATTAGACATACAACCAGATGGTAGAAGATGATCGATAAAAGCGCAAGACAATATTATGCCAATGGGCAATTAGTAAAACCAACTAGACATGGTTTAAGACCAGGTTATAGAGGAGACGACTATAATTATGGTGGAGTTTATAGTGGTGGTGGTAATCAAAATACTGGAAAAGAAAAAGATAGTCACTTTCATCCAGGAATTGCTTCAACTTATTCAGCACCTGCACCAGCACCAGCACCAACACCAAAAGAAAAAAGAGATGCTGAAAAAAAACAAGCTACAATAGATTTAGAATTTTATAGAGATCCAATAATGAATCTTGCTGACAAACAAAAAGAGCAAGATAAAAAAATGCTTCAAGAAAGAATAGAAAATGTAAATAAACTTGATTTACCTTTAAACTATTCTGCTGATGATCTTAAAGCAAGAGCAAAAAGAGCAATGACACAACCTGGTTGGAATATTGACTCTGACCCAAACGAATATTTTTTTACTGCAAAAATGTATGATCCTTATAAAGTAGATACTACACCCGTTGAAACTGTTTCAAAAAATCCAATAGGTGGTTTAGATCAATTTGCTAAAGAGGTTGAATTTTTGGAAGCAAACTATCCTAATCAAAAGATAAGTGTTGAAAATTTGCCAGGAACATTAAGAGATTTTTATACAAATAAACAACCTGTTCCAGCAGGATCTAAATTTAAAGTTGTTCCTGATAATATTGATTTTAGATCTGCTCCTAGCACAGTGGCAGTTGACGTAGGATTTCAAGAAGCATTAAGAAAACAACAAATTGCAACTGACCTTAGACAAAAACAACAAAATCTAAACTATGGTCAATTTTTTAAACCAACACCCGTTGTAGAAAAACCACAAGGAATTATGAGCAGTCTTGTTGATAAAGGAAAAGGTATTGCTAGCAACATGGTTAGACAATCTATACTTCAAAAATTAGGATTAGGTTTTCTTAATCCTTTTATAGGTATTGCATCTTTATTTGGTTTTGATCCAATAGAAACGCTTATGGCAAAATTACCTAGAGGAACAGGAACAAAAACTGCATGGACTAAACCTAGGGAAGGTGAAGGTAAAGAACAATATAAAAAAGAATTTATTACGACGGAACCTAAAGATGTAATAACTGAAAGTATTAAAAAATTTAAACCAACAGACCAACAAACAGCTCAAATAAACGAGATAATGAGAAAAAAAATGATACTACAAGGATATGCAGATAAAGGAACTTTGAATGAAAAAGGTATGAATGTCTTGGCACAAATGAATCAATTGATAAATCAATATCAAGTAAACCCAGAGAGTATATGGACGTAATATGGCTAGAATAGTACAATCATTAACGCAACCACTAGAGAAATACGATCAACAAATACAACAATCATTTGTTAGGGACGTTGATAGTATAGTACAAAAATTAAACACATCCTTTCAACAGGATTTAAAAGATGAGGCAGAAGCGGAAAGCTTCTTTATGGCATAATGGCTAATACATTTGTAAACAAAAAAACAGATTTAACTAGTAATAGTGCCACTACATTGTATACTGTACCTAGTGCCACAACTGCTGTTATAAAATCAATACTAGTATCTGAAGATTCTGGTAATGCTGATACTATAACAGTGACTATAACTGACACAGATGACGCTGTATTTAGCCTATTTAAGACTAAATCCATATCAGCTAATGGAACATCAGAATTGCTATCTCAACCTTTAGTGGTTGCAGAAAGTGAAGTGATAAAAGTAACCGCAGCAACAGCTAATAGACTACATGTAGTCTTATCTGCGCTTGAAATTAAGCCTAGAGAAGTAACATCATAGGCTTGATTTAATTATGAAAAACAAGTATTATTATAAACCCAGGTTAAATTCCTGCTCTTTAAAAATTAACACATAAAAATTATGGCTATAGATAGAACAGGAATAACATCATTAAACGCAGGCGCAGGAGAAATTACCTATTCAGGTAATCAAGGACCTAAATCTCCAGATCAACAATTAATGGCTCAAGCTGATCCTATGGTAGTAGAAATGTATCAACGATACGTTTTTGAAATGGAAGAACAAGGAATGCAACCAGTGTCATTTAGAAAATTTCTTCAACAGATTATGGCAGAATCAAGAATGGCCAAAGGTGGAAGAGCTGGTTATCAAGGAGGTCAATTAGTTAGACCACCAGGAATAACTGATGAAGAATGGTATAGAATAATGTATGGAATAAAAGGACCTAGACCTTTAAGTTCACAATCTCCATATCTTTCTGTTCATGGTGATGGTGGAAGAGCTGGTTATCAACTTGGTGGTGGAGCAGATCGAATGCCAACTGAACCAAGAACCATGGGCAATCCTCCAGTTATGGAAGAAATAGAAAACATGAGAGAATTTAGAATTGCAAATCCTAACATTGAAGATGTTGCAGATTACAAAGGTTATTATGAGAGATTAAAAAAATTAAAAGAACTACAAAGATTAATGGGTAAAGGAAAAGAACTACAAAGATTAATGGGTAAAGGTATGGCTTACGGTGGAACAGCGAAACCTACATATACTCAATCAAGAAAACAACAATTAGCTGGTGGTGGTATTGCAGGACTTAAACAAATAGGTAAACCAGGAGGTAGAGTTGAACCTGGTATAATGAAATATGGTGCGTGGGATTGGATAAAAGAAAAAGCAGATGATTTAATTCCTAACGAACTTAAAAAAATTATTCCTAACGAACTTAAAAGTCCACTAGGTGCAGTTGTGGCTGGCAGTTTACTAGATAGGTATGGAATTCCTGGAACATGGCGTTTAACAGACTCAGGGGATAATTTTGGAAGAGATTGGTTAGAAGGTTTAACTAACATAACAGAAG